AGATTGTGCCGTAGTTTAGAATAGTTAGATACATATTACTCTGGTATGTAGCAAAAGCCTTTGAATGCAAACCATTCGCTGATGCCATATTTAACAATGTCGCCGTCTGCGTCACGCTCGTGAGCAATGCAACCGAATGATGGTGGTAAATCACCGATACAGTATGGCTTGTAAGTTACGCCATTGAGCTGTATTCTTTTGTCTTTGAGGAATTGTATTGTATTCATATTAATATTATCCATAGCAGTTCGTGTTTAGTTTGTTAATGACTGCTCTTGAAACTCGCCGTGTAGTCTGCCAATTACTTCAACTAGTAAAGCTTGAGTGTGCTCACACACATGTCTACCATTAAACTTGTCTTCGTTTAACCACGAATCAACTTCCATTAAGTCGTCAATAATATTAGCTAATTCTATTCTGTTAATACATATAGAATCTCTGTCGTGTGAGTGAGGTCCGTCAATCTGAGCGAACATCGCTGTTGGCATTAGTAATACTGCCGCTGTTTTAATTAATTTCTTCATATTGTATAGTTATTTCTTCGTTAGATATAGCGACAATATCCCAAGTAGAGTTTACCCAGCCTTGCCAGCCTTGATTTATTTCTGCATTAAATACTAAGCAGAGTGCGATAATTGATAGTAATCTCATAGTAATTTCATTAGTGCGTTAACAACTTCGTTAGCAGGTGCTGTGTAGTCGACGTTTAAGTCTGTTGAGTAATGATAGTTATCGAAACATTCCCACTGATGCTCTTCAAACTGCCAGTCGCCATACATACTACACGTAAGTAATGTTTCACGTAGACAGTGAGGATTTGAGTGCCATGTGAGTTGTATTTCACTGTCACCAATTAGAGTTAAGTCATGATTTGGCAAGTGATGCTTGAGTAGTTGATGTATTGCATCACGCTGTATTTTTACTTCAGCTCGTAGTTCTTTATCGAATATCATATTATTATTATCCTTAGTGGTTCGTAATTAGTTTGTAATTACTTTACCATTGTTAAACGCTTGCTATCATTTACATTATACTTAGCAATGTATTGCTTAGCCTCATCGATTGTTGTACAACTCGGCACTCTATCATAAGTGTCGTCAGTGTACCACAACTTGTTTAATTCTGGAGCGTACTTGTGTCGCTCTAATCCGTATACTTCTTTCATAGCGTTAATGCTTTTAAGTAAGTTTTAATTAGTTTAGTGTAAGAGTATTGAAACATGTGATTGATATGTTGCACTCTTAAGTACTTTGCTACTGGTACACGCTTCTTGTATTGCTTAGCGATTTGCTTGATGATAAATGCTTTCATAATTTCTATTATTATATTGTTAGTAGTAGCTTGCGAATCGAACGCAACTCGGCACCATGACTACTATATGTGAGTATTCATATTTGATTTACGAGGAAATACTCAACTAACTCGACTATATGTTGAAGAGTAGTTATGCTACTACTGCTTCAGTTTCACGCAACACTTTTGGTATATTGTTACTTGCAGTGTATGACTTGTACTTTGCCCAACATGGCATTGCTTCAAGTGACTTTTGCATTATAGTGAATGCTTTGTCGTGATTGTAAGTAACTGTTTTGCCATTTTTGAAGTTGACAGTAATGATTGTATTTTTACCAATTAATGACTTACGTAATACAAAACGCTTTGAAGTTAATGTGTTATTATTATTTGACATGATAAGTAATTTTAAATGTTTATTAGTTTTCTTATTTATATTATCGAATGAGTGTCGTATTTAGTTTGTAAAAGAGTATACTTTGTTTAGTATATAATTTTACTTGAGTAGTATTCTCCAACTCGTGTGAGTGTGTAATATTATTTAACTTAGTATTGCAGTGAGTGTAATTGCTACAATGATTAGTAAATAAGATTTGAGTGCGAGCATTAATAGTTTATCTTGTGTAGTCATGTTGTATTGTTTTTAGTTACATATATAGTATCGAGACATAGTCGTATCTGCCTTGTAAAAATATACATGTAAAAACGCAAAAATTCTAAACAAAATCGATATAAAAGGGGGCCCGTGGGGCTAAACACAATCGTTTTTCGTAACAGGCTGGTAGCCAGCCAGGTAGGGGGAACACAAAATCCCTATATTTATAACACGTAAAAATGTGACAATAGGTAGTTAATAGTATCCTAGTAGTAGGCTTGTGTCACACTTTTTAAATTAGCTCTTTACTATGTGATTATATCAAGTATGGCATTTAAGATGAAATACACTGGGAATAAATCATTTCCATTTAAGCACTCAGAGGATACTGCTGGGTATTCACACAACGAACCTCATCCTGAGATGTCTGAACAAGGTGATGCTGTTCAAAAAGCAATGCGCGATCACGAGAGTAAAGAGGCTGCTAAGAAGACTAAAAAAGAACAGAAGGCAGAATACAAGAAGGCTAAGAAAGATTGGAAGAAAAGTGGTAAAGTAGGTGATAAACCAGAGAAGACATGGCGAAACAAAAACTAACACCAACAGCACGCCGCATGAAAGCTATACGTGATAAACGAGCAGCAATGACAGATGATAGGCGTAATAAAAAAGCAGAAAACCAACGTAAGCGTCGAGCAGCCAAAAAAGCTGGTCATGACATCGAAGGAAAAGATTACGATCACAAAGATAAAAAGTTTAAATCAATCAAGCTTAACCGCGGCAACGACGGCGAAGGCACTAAAAAAGAAAAATAATGGCATTTAAAATGAAGCGCCCTATGTTCGCAGGGACAGCCGCGCACAAAGCAGCTCTGAAATCTACTAGAGCAAGACACTTAGCAGAGGGTACAGATCCAGATCACGGTAAAGGACATGACGTCGACGGAAGAGATATTGTAGATTCCGGCAAAGGAGGTAAAGGTAAAGACAAAACAACACTCTTCGTTAATGAAAGGAAGGATGGAGAAAAAAGAAAAGGAGACGACGAAGTGAGAAGGATGGTTGAAGAGGGAACTAAATTAAAAGACAATAAAGCTCCAGATATGACTGGGCCTGACAGGAAAAATGATGGAACCACCCGTACCGCGCCAAAAAGTGATTACGACAAAGCTAAAGAAAAAGACAAGGATATAGATAAGTACATACGAATTAGAGACGACAAAAACGCAAGTGAGGAAGAAAGAGCCGATGCTCAAGACAAAATCAACGAGGCGTATGGCAAAGGTCCTACTGATAGAGGTGATAAAGTAAGAAAGAAGAAAGAAGAAGAGAAAAAGGCAGATAGTTCTAAGCCTACTGAAAAAGCTGATACTTCAAAAGATACTAAAACAGATAAAATCGCTAAAGGTGAAAAGCCAGAAGGAACTGAAAAAGCTAGTGGCAGAATGAAGCCTGGAGATCCAGGTTACATGAAACTACCTGAGTCTGAAAAACTAAAAATTCAAAGAGCTGCTAAAGCAAGACACCAAAAAGCTCTTGATGCTTGGAGAAAAGGTGGAAAAGAAGGTAAGAGACCAAAAAGAAAAGACTATTACTAAATAGAAATAACGTAGGGAAAATCCCTATACCACAAATATAACCTAAAAACCAAAAACAATGACATATTTGTACTATAAGACGTCAAGTACGACGCACACAGCAAGGCCAAATAAACAAGAAATAGACGAGTGGACGCACATGTCTGCAAAATCTAACTGGCGAATTACCCAATTACCTAACGGATTTTACCAAACAGAGGTATCTAACCCAAAAAATGAAGAAAGTTGGCATGCGGTTACGCGCAGAGAGACGCTAGAAGGCGCCGAAACTGCAATTGACGGCAGCATCGACTACTTTTCAAAAAAATTAGAGGCCACAAAAGGGCCAAAAGTAGTAAAAACATTTTAAAATAGATAATATGGCGTTCAAAATGAAGGGTTTTAGCCCATTTGATGATAATCACGATAAAAGACCTAAAGGTGCTGAAGGTGATAATCAAAAAAATGTAATGGGTACAGGGCGTTTTGCAGGTATAGACTTAAAAACTTTCGACCAGCGTGTTAACGAAGAAAGAAAATCTCTTGGTGACGATCAAGCTGAAATCGAAAGATTTAATATACGGCAAGCAAAGCTCAGAGAAATGTTTCTAAAAAACGCTAAGCCTATAGAATAAACCACAACCACTATAATTTAATTTAATTTACTAAAATATGGAATTTAACTTACCTAGTGAGTTGATCAAACAATTAGACTTTGGTCAAAACGCTAAAGAGAAAGTAATTGCTGGCGTAACAAAGCTAGCACAAGCCGTAAAAAGCACATTAGGCGCATCGGGTAAATGCGTTATATATGAAGATGCTCGCGGCAAACCGGTCATAACAAAAGACGGAGTAACCGTTGCCCAAAGCGTAGTCTTATATGATCCGGTCGAAAATATAGGCGCAACATTAATTAAGGAAGCGGCTAGTAACACAGTGAAAGAAGCAGGTGACGGTACCACAACGGCTACCGTACTTGCTGAAGCACTTTTAAAAGAAGTAAACAAAGAAAAATATGCTGATGAATCTATTAGAGAAATCAAAGCAGGTATTAGCTCAGGCCTGGACAAAGTTATGCAACATTTGGAAGGACGGGCTATTGAAGTTGAAGGGAGCATGCTTAGCGCTGTTAGCGCGATTAGTTGCAATAATGATCAAGCCCTTGGAAGCATTATTGCAGAAGCTTACGAAAAAGTAGGTAAAAACGGTGTCGTACTCATGGAGGGAGGTGACACTGATGAAACGCATGTCGAGTTAGTTGACGGGGTGCAGTTTGACTGCGGGCTTACGTCGCCGCACTTCGTCACTAACACTGATAAACATCTAGCTGAGCTAGATAACCCATACGTGCTAGTCGTATCAAGTGAGATACCTAATGTACGTAAAATACAAGGTGTATTAGAGCACGTTATTAAAAAAGGTAGAGCTTTACTTATAGTTGCTCCAGTGGCTCAAGGTGTTAAGTCTGCTCTTATGATGAATAAGGTTAAAGGTAATATTAAAGTCAATATTATTGATTTACCAGGATTTGGCCCTACTAAAAAGGATGCCACTGAAGATTTAGCTATAATGACAGGTGCTACTGTTATTAACGAAGAGCTGGGTGATGATTTAGATCTTATTACGCCAGAGCATCTTGGCGAAGCTGAGTATGCTGTAACGAGTGATACCAACACTGTTATTACTCTTGAAGAAATGACAGAGGAAATTAACGAGCGTATAGACCAAGTAAATAACAAAATTAAAGAAGAGAAAAACGGTTTTGTTAAAAAGAAGCTAGAAGAAAGGTTAGCTATGCTATCAGGTTCAGTAGGTATTATTAAGGTTGGAGCTGGATCAAAGATAGAACTTAAGGAAAAGAAAGATAGGGTTGAAGATGCTATCTATGCTACTAAAGCAGCTTTGCGTGAAGGAATTATTCCTGGTGGAGGATCTGCACTATGGTGGGCATCCCAAAAAATTTCTCCCGCTAACGCGGGTGAGGAGATCCTCTTAGAGGCTATCAAAGCTCCAATGGCTACTATCTTAGATAATGCTGGTCTTTCAGACGTTCAGTGCGAGGGAGAGGACTATTGTGGTATCGATGTTATATCTGGCGAATGTACCGATATGATTGAGGCAGGTGTAGTAGACCCGGTGCTTGTAACTAAGTCTGCGTTAAAGAACGCTGTATCAGTAGTGTCAACTATTATATCAGCAGATTGTGTAATTTCAAACGTAAGAGTAGATGAGAGCAATCAATGATTATATAATAGTAGATGTAGAGAAAACAGGCCCTAAAAAAGTTGGTGGCCTACTTCTCACTGAAAAACTAGACGAAAGCAATAGGTACATCAAAGCTACAATTATCTCTACAGGTAATTTAGTTGAAGGCCTAAAAGATAACGATATTATATATTACGATAAGCATGCTGGGCATGGTATAACCTGGGCAGATACAATGTATCATGTAATACGAGCAAGAGATGTAGTACTCGTAGAGTAACTACTTCGCTAAACGTGTGATATAGATATTAGACCTAAACCTTAAATCACAAACCTTAAACGGTAAACATTTAAACAAACAATTAAAAAAAAAGAAAACATGACAAGAAGTGATGAAGTCTACTGCTTTGCTCAAGTTGCAGATAATGATTCAGCTGGTTTTCCTTTGTCTAGATTAAGATCTATAAACGGAGGAACTGGAGAGCTTATTATAGCTGTTGATGAGCCATCAGGAAACGTTGACGCTATTACGCTAACAACTGGCGCAGACGAACTTACTGCAGCACTACAATTATGTAGAGCTTTAAGTGAAGCTACTAGAAATACACAATCAAATGTTGTAGTTCTAGCAAACGCAGCCGCTGCAACAGCAACAGTGACAGTTGTTCCAGAAATTACTGGATGCAGTACTATAGCTTAATTATTAACATTGTAAAATAAGAAAAAATGATAGAGAAATTTTTAGTTATGCAAACTGCTGCAAACGATGTTATGGTATATCCTGTATCTAGACTAAAAGGTATGGAAGGTAAAGATGGTACTGTTGACATTAGTTTTGACACAGTTGGAGCTGACGATATATTAACAATCAATACAAGTGATGAGTTTCAAGCAATGCAAGATATTGCTGAAGCTATAGGTGGTAACAAAGATGGTGCTATATTACTTGGTGATGACGTAGCAGGTACTTATCTTAGTGCTAGTATTACGTCTATTGGTGATTCAGCATAATACATGCGATTAACAGCGCAGGATCTGCGTGATATGAATATCCTTAAGTACTACAGGCTCACGCGTAAGTGGGCCTGTAAGACTTATGGGTTAACTGATGCTGATCTAGAACTACTTATATATCTAGATCACAAGGGTAGATTTACCCGTAACGAATTTATCGAGGGTGCTTACACATATTCTTGGGATAAGAAAAGGTGGGAGAAACTCCGATCAGCTGGCTGGATAGAAGTTTGGCGACATAGAAACAGAACAAGTATTAAGTACTCTGTATATAAAACATCGTTTAAATGCTCACAGCTAGTGACACGAATATATCGCATATTGCTAGGCGAAGAAGATCTACCAACTTCTGAACGTAGCATTTTTTACAACAACAAGTCGTATACAGATAAAGTCTACAATAAAGCTATAGACGACATGATACGAGATAAAGACAGATAACATGCCATTTAAAATGAAAGGTACTGCCATGTATGATAAAGTAAATACAGGCAAAGGAACAACAATGCAGCTGAAGAAAGAGTTCGGCGGACCTATGGAAATGAAGTCACCTATGGATATGGGTCACTCACCTAAGAAGATGAAGTCACCTATGGATAAAGCACTAGTAGGCGATCAAGACAAACTAAACGAAGGCTTAAAAAAAGCAATTGAAGCTTCTCCAGAAAAAATGAAAGAAGACTCAGCTATGGATATGAGATCTCCTATGGATTTATCTCCAAAGAAGCTTACGCAAGATGCTGCTATGAAACTTACTTCAGAAATTAAGAAGAGCGGTATGCCACTCAAAGAAGAAGATGAATCACCTATGGAATTTGGAATCACGGGAATGGTGAAGTCAATGAGTGACAAACCAATGGGTCTAGGCCAAATGGTAATGCGTAGTGCAACAAGAGGCATGAAACGTCGTAGATAATGGCATTTAAACTTAATAGGTATAAGCCTATACCAGGTATAGCATCAGGAGGTAGACTAAAAAAGTCTTTAAGCTTTAAAGTAGAGCATAAAGACTTAGAGCCTGGAGTGCTAGGTGAGGCTTATCCTAATAAGGTTGTTATAAGCAAAGACGTAAAACAAAACACGCCTGAGTACGATAAAGTTATGAGGCACGAAGCTCAGCACGTGAAAGATATGCAGAGCGGTAGAGCAGGGTTTGGTGACGACTACGTTAGATGGGAAGGTAAGACATTTGCTCGTAAAAACGGTAAGATAAAGTATAACGGTACTTGGAAAGAAGAAGGAGACAAATCGTTTCCATGGGAAAAATCAGCTAATAAAGCATGAAGAAGATTAAAGACACAGGCCTAGGTAAATGGCTTAAAAATAAAGCGCCAAACGTACTTGACGTAGTAGGAGACTTTCTACCAGATCAAGGAGCGTTAGGTGTAGTTAAAAACCTTATTGATAAAGATCCAGATGTAGATACAGAAGAAGGCATGGCTGCTGTAGATGCTGAGGTTGCTTTTCAAAATAACGTAAGCGAAAGGTGGAAAGCTGATATGGGTAGCGATGTAAAGCTAGCTAAACTCATTAGGCCACTAACGCTTATATGTTTAATGGGTATGTTCATGCTAACAATGGTTTTTGATAGCGTAGATACATTGCCTTTCAATGTTAAAGATTCATATGTAGACTTGCTGCAAATACTTATGCTTACTGCTTTTGGTGCATACTTTGCTGGTAGATCTATAGAAAAAGTAAAAAAATAAAATGGGAATTAATTCAACAGAAGTCTCTTATGGCTTTTCACAATTAGGTAATGCTTTCCTTAAAGGAACTGGCGCTTATGTGCCTCCAGCTGGAAAAGTTGTTGTAGCTGTACAGGTTATATCAGGCAACGCGACGTTCGCTACATTGACACCAGATACATCTGGATATGTAGACGGAACAACTGGCGCTAATCTTGAAGGAACCACTGCTTTCATAGGTACAACTAAAGTAGCTGCTAACGGAACTAACGCAGAAGTAATACCAAATGACTATCTATTTGTAAGAGGAACTGTGCTTTTTGGTAGGTTTACAGCTGTTACTTTAGGTGATGCAGACGACGCGGTTATACTTCACTTTGGACCTGCCGTATAATGTTTGGGCTTAGCGTAGGCGCTTCAAGCGCAATACAACCTACATCTTATATTATATCAGAGTTAATAACTGTTAGTCACACTAACGGAGCACAAACACTAGTACACAACTCTGGTCAAGGAGAATCTAACTTTACTACATCTGGCCTTACCGCTAGTGGTATAAACGCGGTTCTTACAGGTACTTGGATGACTTTGCCGATAGCTGCTTCAATGGTAAGCTTGAATATTAAGAGCAATATTGTTGCTGATGATATTCCGGCTGGTGGACTTAAACACGCTGTAGTAATGCTCAATCAAGGTCACGTAGTTAGTTCTGGTAGTGCAACATCAGGAGTAAGGATTAATCGAAACGTAAACCAAGGAACTGCATTATCAGCAGGGCCTAGTTATAGTGCGCCAGGTAATGTTGGTGATATAGGTACATTTGAGATGCTTGGCCAGATGCCTTCTTTTAACGCGGGTCATAGAGGTTTAGTTATTGGAACAAATTATCTAGCTATGAACAACATTGTTAGTCCTGGTTATTTTAACTACACGTTCCAAATACACGCTGATTATCCAACAAAAGATTACAAATTTATACTTGAGCTAGAAGTTAGTATGGATAGCACAGGTTTAGCTTAATAAACAATTTTAATTTAATTTAATTATGGGAAAAAAGAAAGAAAAGGTAGTAGACCTAAAACCTAATCGTATCACAGACGATCAGCTAAAAGAATTACAAACAGTAGTTTCAGCTGTAAACAAAGTAAAGTTTGACATTGGAACATTAGAAGCTCAAAAGCATGACGCTCTTCACGCTTTGTTTCAAGGTAATGAAAAGCTAAGAGACTTACAAGTTAAACTTGAAAAAGATTACGGTACAGCTGATATTAATATTCAGACTGGAGACATAAACTATAAAGACGATGAGCCATCTGATTCGTAAGATCACTGTAGGTAAAGATTATAAAAATGACGCTATGCACTATTCTGTTGGACAGGAAGTGTATGGCGGTCATACTATATGTGATATATTAGAAGAAACTGATAAGTACTCTATATATATTAGAAAAGACAAAACTGTTATTCCTTGGAAAGACTTTAATAAGAATATGGCTATATCTGTAGAATATAACTTAGAATACTGATGCAAGCGCTTTACAACTTTGTTGTAGAGCCTATAGGTGAAAGATACAACAATAGCACTAAAGTAGGTGACAAAGAGTTAATACTTAACACTGATGTATACAACCACTATCACGTCAATAGATTAGCTAAAGTTGTATCTATACCAAAGTTAGGTGATACTGAAATACAAGTTGGTGATACTGTTATAGTTCACTTCAATGTATTTAGACGTTGGCATGATGTAAAAGGTAGAGAGCGCAATAGTAAATCATATTACGAAGAAAACAAATACTTCGTAAATGATGATCAGATATTTTTGTACAAGCGTGACAATGATTGGATGTGTCCACAAGGTTATTGTTTTGTGCAACCTATTAAGGACAATAGCAAACTAAGTGTTGATACTGAAAAACCTTTAGTTGGCATTGTTAAACATACTGATGGCAGAGCAGAGCTAAACTCTCTTGTAGGTTTTAGACCTAATATAGAGTGTGAGTTCGTTATTGATGGTAAGCGTTTGTATCGTATACCATCACAATTTATTACAATTAAATATGAATATCAAGGAGACGAAGAAGAGTATAATCCAAGCTGGGCAGATAGCTGTTAATGAGCTTATCAAAGTAGCAGAAGAAAAAATCATCACTAACACTGAAGATGATGTATCTGCTGATAGGCTTAAAAACGCTGCTGCTACAAAGAAGCTTGCGATTTTTGACGCTTTCGAGATATTAGCTAGAATCCAAGAAGAACAAAACTTACTAGATGGTAAGTCTCCAGAAGAAAAGAAAGAGCGTGTCTTCAAAGGTTTTGCTGAAGGTAGATCTAAATAATGTACGAGCAGAGTTTAGTAAAGGTTGTAGAACCAATTAAGAAAACAACTATCACGAGACTTAATCGTGGTAAAAAATGGAAATACGGTTATGATAAAGACCATGATATCGTCGTTATATCAAAGACTGGGCAAATCGGAGAAATACTCGAAATCCAAGGCCTGCAAATCGCATTGCCGCGTGTGCCCACCTCTAATGTGTTTAAACACCAGAAAGACAAATGGGTAAAGACTGAATATCCAAAGGAGCTTAACCGTATAAAAAATATATTCGACTGGAGAGATTATCCAGACGAACAAAAAGAAAAGTGGTACGACTATATTGACGAAGAGTTCAAACGTAGAGACGAGGGCTTTTGGTTTACAAATAAAGGCGTACCGACATACATAACAGGTACACATTACATGTACCTGCAATGGAGCAAGATTGACGTTGGAGCTCCAGACTTTAGAGAGGCGAACAGACTATTCTTTATATTTTGGGAAGCCTGTAAAGCTGATAAGAGATGCTATGGGATGTGCTACCTTAAAAACCGTCGTTCAGGTTTCTCGTTTATGTCATCAGCTGAAACAGTTAACTTAGCCACTATATCGAGTGATAGTAGATATGGTATACTCTCTAAGTCTGGTGCCGATGCAAAGAAGATGTTTACCGATAAGGTTGTGCCTATATCTTTAAATTATCCTTTTTTCTTCAAGCCAATACAAGACGGTATGGATCGTCCAAAGTCTGAACTTGCGTATAGAGTTCCGGCTAGTAAGTTTACTCGTAAGAAAATACAAACTAACGAACAGCTTGAAGAAATAGTAGGTCTTGATACTACGATCGACTGGAAAAACACTGGTGATAATAGCTATGACGGTGAAAAGCTAAACTTGCTAGTACATGATGAGAGTGGTAAGTGGGAAAGGCCTGATAACATATTAAACAACTGGCGAGTTACTAAAACCTGTTTAAGGTTAGGTAGTAGAATCGTTGGTAAGTGCATGATGGGTAGTACCAGCAACGCGCTAGACAAAGGTGGTGATAACTTTAAAAAACTATACAATGATTCTGACGTCACACGACGAAATCGTAATGGACAAACGAAGTCTGGCTTATATTCTCTCTTTATCCCAATGGAATGGAACTATGAAGGATTTATTGACGAATACGGACTTCCAGTCTTTGATAGTAGAAGTGATGATGTGCGACGTGGACCGGACGGTGAACTAATAGACGTAGGTGTTATTGATCATTGGGAAAATGAAGCAGAAGGTTTAAAAGATGATCAAGACGCATTAAACGAGTTTTACAGACAGTTTCCACGTACTGAAGAGCACGCGTTTAGAGACGAGACTAAAAATAGTATATTTAACTTAATTAAAATATACGAGCAAATAGATTTTAACGAAGCTAGCAGACATAGCGCTCACGTTACTACTGGTAGCTTTGGTTGGGTTAATGGTGTTCAAGATACTCAAGTTGTATTTCACCCAGATCCAGGAGGTAGATTTAAAGTTAGCTGGGTGCCACCTGCTAGCTTGCAAAATAAACAAATAATAAAAAATGGCGTTAAGTTTCCAGGCAACAGCCATGTTGGAGCATTTGGATGTGATAGTTACGACATTAGTGGTACTGTTGACGGTCGCGGCTCGAAAGGCGCTTTGCACGGATTAACAAAATTTTCTATGGAAGATGCGCCTTCAAGCACGTTTTTCTTAGAATATGTAGCAAGACCACAAACCGCAGAAATGTTTTTTGAAGATGTATTAATGGCGTTAGTGTTCTACGGCATGCCGTTATTAGCAGAGAACAATAAACCAAGATTACTCTATTATCTAAGACGTAGAGGTTATAGAGGGTATAGTATGAATAGACCAGACAAGTCTTGGAAGAAGCTATCGGCGGCTGAAAAAGAAGTTGGTGGTATACCAAACTCAAGCGAAGACATTAAGCAAGCTCACGCTGCTGCTATTGAAATGTATATACAAGAACACGTGGGTAGTCTTGGTGACGGTGAGTTTGGCACAATGTATTTTAACGATACGCTACTTGATTGGTCTAAGTTTGATATAAATAAAAGAACTAAGTTCGATGCGTCTATAAGTTCTGGCTTAGCGATTATGGCCTGCAATAGACATCTATACGCACCTAATCCTAAAAAAGAAAAAACAAAGTTGAATTTAAGTATAGCAAAATATAACAACAATGGGTATAATTCCCAGATAATTAAATAAGCATGGCTGAGTCAGTATATGTTAATTTTCCATCTCAAGCTGTACCTGATCTAGAAAAGATTAGTATAGATTATGGTTTAAAAGTAGCGCAAGCTATCGAGCAAGAGTGGTTTAGTGATTCTTACGGTAATAGATATAACTCTGAGCAAATAAAATACAGAAACCTAAGACTGTATGCTAGAGGTGAACAATCTATACAAAAGTATAAAGATGAGTTGTCAATTAACGGCGATTTATCTTATCTTAATTTAGACTGGAAGCCAGTACCAATTATACCTAAGTTTGTAGATATAGTAGTAAACGGTATGTCTGAGCGTTTATTTAAAGTAAATGCTTACGCTCAAGATCAATACGGCACTAGCAAACGAACAGAGTATATGGAGTCTTTGTTACGTGATATGACGTCAAAAGATTTTAACGACATGGCGGCTGAGATGGTTGGCGTTGATCTATATGAAAATCCAAAAGCAGAACTACCTGATTCACAAGAAGAGCTAGAGCTACACATGCAGCTTAATTATAAGCAAGCTGTTGAAATAGCTGAAGAGCAAGCTATAGAAACATTACTCAAAGGAAACGACTACGATTTAACTAGACGTAGATTAATATACGATTTAACAGTATTAGGTTTAGCTTGTGTTAAAACAGATTTTAATTATAGTGAAGGCGCTAGAGTTAAGTACGTTGATCCAGCTAATATAGTTTATTCGTATACTGAATCTCCACACTTTGATGATATATATTATATAGGTGAAATAAAGACTATACCTATTAATGAATTAGCAAAAGAGTTTCCTCATTTAACAGAGTCTGATCTAAAAGAGATATACGACAAAGGTAGTAAAAGATATTTAAGAGGTAAACGTATATACGAGGTAGACAAAAACAAAGTTCAAGTTTTATATTTTAATTATAAAACGTATATGAACGACGTTTATAAAATTAAAGAAACAGGCACAGGAGGTTCTAAGGCTATAGAAAAACCTGATACGTTCAATCCACCACAAGAAAAACAAGGCGATTATCAAAGACTTCAAAGATCTGTAGAGTGTTTATTTGAAGGCGCTATGGTGTTAGGTACTGACATGTTGTTACAGTGGAATAAAGCAGACAATATGATGCGTAACAAATCTGACTTTAACAAAGTTAAGATGAATTACGCGCTAGTAGCTCCGCGTATGTATGAAGGTCGCATTGAGTCTTTAGTTAGTAGAATTACAGGATTTGCTGACATGATTCAGCTAACACATTTAAAGCTACAGCAAGTTATGTCTCGCATGGTACCAGACGGTGTATACCTTGACGCAGACGGTCTTGCTGAAATAGATTTAGGTAACGGAACTAATTACAACCCGCAAGAAGCTCTTAATATGTTCTTCCAAACTGGTAGTGTAATTGGTAGAAGCTTCACGTCTGACGGAGATCCTAATCCAGGTAAAGTACCTATTCAACAGATATCTAACGGTGCTGGGCAAAATAAAATCGGTAGTTTAATAAATACATATAACTACTATTTGCAAATGATTAGAGATGTAACTGGGTTAAATGAGGCTAGAGATGCTAGTGTTCCAGATCCTCAATCGTTAGTTGGAGTACAAAAACTAGCTGCTGCTAATTCAAACGTAGCAACAAGACATATACTTCTTGGTTCAATGTATTTAACTGCAGAAGTAGCAGAAGCTTTATCGCTTAGAATATCTGACATATTAGAGTATTCACCTACAGCTGACGCGTTTGTTCAAGCTATAGGCGCACACAATGTAGCTACGTTAAGCGAGATGTCTGAGTTGTACTTATATGACTTTGGTATATTTATAGAACTAGAGCCAGACGAAGCAGAAAAACAATTATTAGAAAACAACGTTCAAACAGCACTAAGCGCAGGTTTAATAGATTTAGATGACGCTATAGATATTAGAGAGGTAAAGAACGTTAAACTTGCTAATCAATTATTAAAAATAAAGCGTAAGAGAAAATTAGAACGTGACGAAGCTCTCAAGCAAAAGAACATACAAGCGCAAGCACAAGCAAATGCGCAAGCTCAACAAGCCGCTGCTCAAGCTGAGATACAAAAAAATCAGGCAAAAGCTCAAATAGATTTATCATTAGAACAGGCAAGAACACAAGGACGACTAGCACACTTACAAGAAGAGGTTAGGTTGAAGAAAGAGTTAATGCAGTTTGAGTTTGATTTAAACAACCAAGCAAGAGCTCAAGAGCGACAATCTGCACAGCAGATAGAAGGCATGAGAGAAGCTGGTAAAGATAGGCGAGAAAATATGAAGCAAACTGCTAAAAAGTTTGAGTCTTCAGGTAATGATATACTTGGAGGCGGAGTGGGTTTAGATAAGTTTAACCCACAAGTTGGAAATTAATTATATAATATTTTATCATGGAACAAGACAACCAAACAGATCTTGAAGAAGTAATCAACGAGATTGAAAATGAAACACCACAAGAAGAGGTAGTAGAAGAAGTTACACCTGAACTTGATTTAGAAAAATTTAAAAGCAAAGATGACGATACTGTTGTCAAAGTAGATTTAGCAAAACCACCAACTAATGAAACTGAAGAAAGTGACTCTGACGACACAGGAGTGGCTGGAGTCGATGAAGATGCCGAGCCCGCACAAAGTGAAGACGAAGTACAACCGGAAGGAGAAGCACAAGAAGAAACACCAGTATTAGAAGAGGTAAAAGAAGAAGAAGAAGAAGTACAAGAGCTAGCTGAAGAAGCTGTAGAAGCTATTGAAGAAGCTCAAGCTACTGGTAAGCCTTTACCTGAGAATATACAAAAGCTAGTTGACTTCATGGAAGAAACTGGTGGTGATCTTGAGGATTATGTTAGGTTAAACAGAGATGTTAAAGATATAGACGATCAAGATGCTTTGTTAGAGTACTATAAAAGAACTAAGCCTCATCTTAACTCTGAAGAAATAAACTTCATGCTTGAAGATACGTTTTCTTTTGATGAAGATGTAGATGATGCTAAAGATATTAAACGTAAAAAATTAGCCTTAAAAGAGCAAGTTGCCGAGGCTAAAGCCTACTTAGACGGGCAAAAGTCTAAATACTATGAAGAAATTAAAGCTGGAAGCAAACTTACTGAAGAGCAGCAGAAAGCTATAGATTTTTTCAACAGATACAATAAAGAGTCAGAACAGACGCAGAAAGTAGCTGAAAGACAAAAACTAGTTTTTAATAAAAAGACTGAACAATTATTTGGAGACAAGTTCAAAGGTTTTGAATATAACGTCGGTGATAAAAAGTTTAGGTACAATGTTAAAAACGCAGACCAAGTAAAGAAGTCGCAAAGTGATATTAACAACTTTGTTAGAAAGTTTCTAGCAGAAGACAACACTATAGGCGACGCTAAAGGTTATCACAAAGGTTTGTTTACTGCTATGAATGCTGATGCTATTGCTCAACACTTTTATGAACAAGGTAAAGCTGACGCTATAAAAGATAGTGTAACTAAAGCTAAAAACGTAAACACTGGCGCTCGCTCTACTATGAGTGAACCACAAGGTGCTTATAGAGTAAAAGTGTTAGGCGATGATTCAAGCTCTTTTAAATTTAAAATGAAAAATAAAAAATAAGAAAAAATGGCAATTAATCCAGGACCTAGTTTGAATAGTGCTCCAGCTGCAAGAAAGCAGGTACTATCTACAAACTACCTTGACTTCAACCAAGATATGGGTTGGGCTCAACAATACTTACCAGACCTAATGGAAAAAGAAGCTGAAGTGTTCGGACCAAGAACAATTTCAGGTTTCCTTTCACAAGTTGGGGCTGAAGAGTCTATGACTGCTGATCAAGTTATTTGGTCAGAGCAATCAAGACTACACCTTTCATACAAAGGTAAAATCATCGACGGAGCTGGTGGTACTACAGGTGAAACAGCTGTAAATGGACAAGCTCCTTGTAAAATCACTATCGAAAAAGATATCGATGGTCAAGATCTTCACACAAACGGACACGGTGTTAGAATTAACGACACTGTTATTGTAGCAGACTCTACTAACGGAATCGTTAAGTGTTTAGTTGTAGGTGTTAGTACAACTACAATCAATGTACTACCTTACGATAGAGGCGCTGCTACTTTATCTGCTTCTGCTACTTCTGAGTCTGTAACTATTTTAGTTTACGGTTCTGAGTACGGTAAAGGTATGTCTTACGTTGAAGGAACATCATCTTCAGACAGACGTGGAGCTAACGAACCTCGTTTCAAAACTTTCCATAACAAGCCAATTATCATGAAAGACTACTACGAAGTATCTGGATCAGATGCATCTCGTGTAGGCTGGGTTGAAGTTGCTGCTGAAGACGGACAGTCAGGTTACTTATGGTACTTAAAAGCTGAAGCTGATACTCGCGCTCGTTTCATGGATTACATTGAAATGGCTATGTTAGAAGCTGAGCTTAACGATACCTCTTCTGTTATCGACGGTGCTACTGATTTCATCGCAGGATCTGCTTCTGGTGACAATACTGTAGGTACTGAAGGTTTATTCGCAGCTATTGAAAAGCGCGGTAACGAATCTTCAGGTATCACTGGAGTTAACGCTGCTACTGATTTAGCTGAGTTTGACGCTATCTTAGCTGAGTTTGACTCACAAGGTGCTATTGAGGAAAACATGCTTTTCCTTAACCGTGCTACATCTCTAGCTATTGATGACATGCTTGCTTCTATGAACTCATACGGAGCTGGTGGTACTTCATACGGAGTGTTTGATAACGATGAAGACATGGCTCTAAACCTTGGATTCTCAGGTTTCCGCAGAGGTTCTTACGACTTCTACAAGTCTGACTTCCGTTACTTAAACGACAAAGCTACTCGTGGATCTATTAACGCTGCTAACTCAGCTAACGCTATTCGCGGTGTTATTATTCCAGCTGGTACTTCAACTGTATACGATCAAGCTCTAGGTAGAAACCTTAAGCGTCCGTTCTTACACGTACGCTTCCGTGCTTCTGCTACTGATGATCGTCGCTTGAAGACTTGGGTTACTGGTTCAGTTGGTGCTGCTACATCTGCGCTTGACGCGATGCAAATGCACATGCTTACTGAGCGTTGTTTAGTAGTTCAAGGTGCTAACAACTTCATGTTATTGAAGTAAACTATATTTGACGAAACTACCTCACCTTCGGGTGGGGTAGTTTTATATTAATTTTTATTATATTATATTATGGCTAAAAAGAAAAAAGAAGAGGTTACAGAAGAACCTCAAGTTGAAGCTGTAGTAGAGGCGCCAGCGCCAAAGCCTACTCCAGTTGTAAAACAAAAACCAAAAAATACTTGGGAGATAAAAGATAGAATTTATTATCTTAAAGGAAATAAAAAGCCTTTATCTAAAACCATCAGAGCTTCAAACATATATTGGTTTGACGAAGAAAAAGGTTATGAGCGAGAAATTAAATACTGCTCAAATCAAAGAACACCTTTTGTAGATGAAATGGTTGGAGAGCAAAGATTAGAACACATTATTTTTAGAAGCGGTAGTTTATTCGTTCCAAAAGAAAAGACAGTGTTACAAAAACTTTTATCTATGTATCACCCTCATAGAGAAAAAATATTCTATGAATACAAACCAGTTGAGCAAGCTACAAACGAACTTGATTGGTTAGAAATGGAGATCGAAGCTCTTAGCGCGGCTAAAAATATTGATATTGATATGGCTGAAGCTATTATGAGAGTAGAGATCGGTTCTAGAGTGTCAGAGATGAGTTCTAAGGAACTTAAACGTGATTTGTTATTATACGCTAAGAAAAACCCTGTTTTGTTCTTAGAACTTCTTAATGACGATAACGTTATGCTTAGAAACTTTGGCATTAGAGCTGTTGATAAAGGTATACTTAATTTATCAGGAGACCAGCGCCACTTTGTTTGGACGTCAACAGGTCGAAAGATAATGACAGTACCTTTTGATGAGCATCCATATTCAGCGCTTGCCGCTTGGTTCAAGACTGATGAAGGTATGGAAGTTTACTCTAATATAGAGAAGAGATTAAATTAACTAGTTATGTGACTGCCCTTCGGGGTGGTCACTAAACTTAAAAACGAATTATGGCAATAAGTGTAGATACAGTTTATCAAAGAGTTTTAACTCTAGCTAATAAAGAACAAAGAGGTTACATTACTCCGCAGGAGTTTAACTTATTAGCCAACCAGGCTCAAATGCAAATATTTGAGTCTTATTTTTATGCAAAAAATTTAAGAGATAGAAGAGAGCCCAACAGAGAAAACGTAGTAGACGAAACTAATTTAACAGAAATGTTAGATACTAAGTTGAATCCTTTTAGATCTGTGGCTGACTTAACAGCGTCTGGCAATAGCGGTACTGACGTAATAGATTTAATGCCTACTACAGCTACTGTAAATGGTGTAGCTAGAACTGTTTATCAAACTGGTAGATTATTTTACGGAGCTACAGCTGCTACTAGATACCCTATACAAAAAGTTCCTCTTGAAGAAGCAAGAAGATTTTTCAATACCGGTGCTATAAGACATAGAGGTTTAGGTGATAGCATGGCGGTATATACGGATAGCACTATAGCGGGCTCTGATGTTTTAATATATGGATCTGGTTCTACATTAGCTACTGGCAGTGCTTCTGCAGAAGTATTTGTAGTTCCACTAGATGTTAACTGGACTTATGTTGTAGTTAATGGTAAAGCTTTATACAACGCTAGTGATACATCAGGCCAAGACTTTGAGCTTCATGAATCAGAAGAAGATACTGTAGTAAATCTTATACTTGCACTAGCAGGTATAGTTATGAATAAGATTGATTTAACTCAGTTAGCTACTAGTGTTGCTGCTGCAGAAACTAACATACAAAATCAATAATTAAATGGGAATATTAACTGAAAATCCAAGCGCATATTACGATCCTAATGGCGTAAGTAGTGAGCATAGGTATGGTTTATATAGATATATAAAACTAGATGATTTTGTTGAAAGTTTTATGGCTACGTATGTAGGTGAAAACAAATTATGCAGAAACACCTACGTTAACGATGTGTTATATCACTCTAGGCGAGCTATACAAGAGCTATCATTTGACACTTTTACTTGTACTCAGTCTGTTGAGTTTACAGTTCCTTCTACGTTAGTTTTTGTTATGCCTATTAACTACGTTAATTATGTTAGCTTAGGTTGGAGTGATTCTAATGGAACTATAAGGAGAATATATCCTACTAGCAAGTCTTCAAATCCGTTTGTGCCAAGCGCTACTATACAGCCTCATGGAGGTTTAGAAGAAGGCGATACTGCTGGATATAATCCTGAAATACCAGCTAGTGATCTTAGCGGGGTAGGTAGTGCGGCTCATGATTCTGATAGTAACTTTACGTCTACTACTGCAGAAAATTTTAAAAACAATAACGACGTTGGGTTAGATTTAGGTAATCTTGATGCTGATGAGTTTGACAATGTTTACGGTAATATAACAGGTCAAAGATACGGACTAGATCCTCAATATGCCCAAGCTAATGGATCATTTTTTATAGACGATAGATTAGGTAAGTTTCATTTTAGCTCTAACTTAAGCGGTAAAACAATGGTGTTAAAATACATTAGTGATGGTATACCTGCTGATAGCACTGATTTAAATATTACAGACACTCAGATACCTAAGCTTGCTGAAGAAGCTATGATCAAACACACTTTGTATGGTATATTATCTTCACGTATAGACACACCTCCTGCAACACTAGCTTTGCTTAAAAAAGAAAGATTTGCAGAAACTAGAAAAGCTAAGCTTAGGCTTTCAAATATTAAGCTAGAAGAATTAACTCAAGTACTTAGAGGAGCCTCTAAAATAATTAAGCATTAACACATGGCAGAGTTGAAGAGAAACTTCTCGCAAGCTAAGATGAACAAAGACCTTGATGAAAGGTTAGTTCCTCAAGGCCAATATAGAGAAGCAACTAATGTACAAGTAGCTACGTCTGATGCTTCAGATGTAGGAGCTTTACAAACATTACTAGGTAATGAAAAGCACAACGCTATGGCTAGCATTGCGACTGGTGTATATAATATACCAGACACAGCCACAGTAGTTGGAGCAGTTGCTGCTGCTAATATAGATAAAGTATATTACTTAATATCTGCAGGAGATCGCAATGATAATAACAATTTATTAGATACTCAAAAAGATTACATCTTAGAGTACGACACTATATACAAAACAATTAAATACGTTTTTGTAGATATATTTAGTGTTAAAACTACTGTGCAAGCAACTGTTGGTTCTAGTAATACTTTCTTTATTGACTTAGGAGCTGGTGGTGGTAGCGTTAATACTACAGGTATTAGAGTAGGTATGTCGATTATTTCTGATGCTCAGAACTACGGACAAATAAGTGAAGTTACTGTTTCAGCAATAAACTATGTAGATAACAAATGGCAGATTACGGTAGATAATCCTAATGCTACTGGTGTTAGCTTCACTGCAGGCGATGATGTTTCTTTTAAATCTAAAAGAGTATTAAACTATTCTAAGAACAGAATTATAACTGGTATTAATATACTAGATGATTTCTTGTTTTGGACAGATAATTTTTCTGAGCCAAAGAAGATAAATATAAAAAGATGTATTAAAGGTACTGGTGGCACTACAGCTTTAAATACTGTAGTTACAGATACATTTATCGGTGATACAGACAATTTCCAAACTAGACTAGTAATAAACGCTACAGACATAGCCACTGATTTAAACGTAGCTACTAACATGGCCGGTACACAGCCTGTGTTTATGGAAGAAGATCATGTAACAGTAATACGTAAAGCTCCAACGCAGCCGTTAGAGTTAGAAATGTCTAGAACTTTATTCGCAAGACTAGACGCTAATGGCAATAGCCACGCGCAAGGAGAGCTACTTAATTTTAATTTCTTTGCTACAAATACATCTCAATCAATTGAGCCTGGCACTATATTAACTTTGCAAAACGAAGACGGCGAAGGTTTTGTAAACCCCGTTGATTTTAGAGTTGGTGATATAATTACTTTTACGCCTGAAGGTGGCGCGGTAACTGGTATTACATCTGAAGGATATACTGTAAGAGGAGAAGTAGTTACATCATCTGCAACAAGTCCTAATAACTTAGCTACAACAGGTATACAAATACAGATATTATCGCTAGCGCTAAGCGGTGTGCCTCAAGTTCCAACTAACTGGATTGTAGAGATAGAAGAGCCAGAGCCTTTATTTCAATTTAAGTTTCCAAGATTTTCTTATAGATATAAATATCAAGATGGCGAATATTCTGCTTTTGCTCCATTTACTCAAGTAGCTTTTTTACCTGATTTCTTTAGTTATGATCCTATCAAAGGGTATAACTTTGGTATGATAAATCAGATAAGAGGTTTAAAAGTAAAAGGATATTACTCTCAAGAAAACTGCATGCCTCAAGATGTAGTTGAAATAGATATACTATACAAGGAAACAAACGATCCTACAGTTTATACAGTTAAAACTTTAAGACCTTCTGACGGCTCACCTGTTTGGCCATTACCTGCTGACGTAATAACTGGATCAAGAGGCGTGTTTGAAATAACAACTCCTGTAGTACACGCCGTGGTAGATTCTCTTCAACTTCTTAGAACTTCTGATGCAGTACCAAGAAAAGCATTAGCGCAAGAAGTTACTGCTAACAGAATAGTTTACGGTAACTATGTACAAAACTACGATATACTTGGAGATCCTTCACCAACCATTTCCGTTGTAAGTGAAGATATAAACGACAAGTACGCTAAGCCCTCGATGAAGTCTATGCGTACATACCAAGTAGGCGTAGTGTTTAGTGACGAGTACGGAAGAGAAACACCAGTACTAACTAGTAAAAATTCATCGGTAACAATACCTAAGAGTTCATCTACTAAACAGAATAGACTAGCTGCTCAGTTTGATTTTAATAACTCTAATATACATATACCAGACTGGGCAAAGTATTATTCTTTTTATATAAAAGAAACTAGTGAAGAGTATTATACTATGGTGATGGATAGATGGTATAATGCTGCTGATGGAAATATATGGTTATCATTTGCTTCTTCTGAAAGAAACAAAGTAGATGAAGAAACTTTTATTACACTAAAAAACAAACATGGTATAAATGCAGCTGTTACTGAGCCTGTAAGATATAAAATATTAGCTATATCTAATGAAGCTCCTGACTATATAAAAACTGAAAGAAAAAGCTTAGGTATAACTGATAGCTTTGCAACTACTGAGTTTTCAAATCCTCTTGGTAATGGCGAGTCTATGCTAAATGCTGATCACGTAGTTATAGATCAAAATGTTATAACTGCTGTATATGGCGTTGAAGCTAGCGAAAGACTAGATAAAATTGATACGTTAAAACTTAAGTTTTTTGGCGGTGAAGGTGATGTATCTGGCGAGTATGAAGTCACTAAAGTAAGTACTGTAGATGCAGGCATTAGATTTAATTTAAAAGAAAATTTAACAGAAGACACTGACTTTATAACGTTTGCAGCTGATGGCGCACTAAACGCTGGTTTAGGTATTAAAATAGAATTAGTCGAAGAAGAAGTAGAAAACAAACCCGAGTTTGACGGTAGATTTTTTGTAAAAATATATAAAGACTCACAGTTAGTAGATAACGTAATATTAACTACTGGTGGTGCTGATTTAGATACTATAGATAATCAATGGGCTTTAGGTTATTTAAATAACAACGGCTATGTTAACGCGGGTACACTTAAAGCTTTATACGCAGGTGATTACTCAGCTACTCAATATGGTCACCCATGTCCTACAAATCCTAAGTACACTAGGCACTCTAAGGTTATCTCATCTTTATTGTTCGGAAACAAAAATCACAGACACCCAACTGAACACACTTACACTGGTCTTACAGAGTATTACTGGGATAACTCTGCTGCTTTTACCAGTACTGCTGAACTTAATGCATTAAGCCCTCTTCAAGGCTGGGGATCTAATTCTCCAGCAGGGTCTGGTGGTGCAAATAGTGGTAGCACGTCCTTTTTGTCAAGGTTCGCTCAAGATCCTGTAAGAACTTTAAATGGTAATCACGCATACAGCAGCGTGGTTCAAGAAAGATGGTGGACGTGGGCTGCTGAAGAAAGACTGTTTTTTATTGACGCGTGCACAGCTTATCACTGGACTGGTAGACCAAGTGGTGTAGGAGGTTCAGCTCCTTTTATAAATGCTCCACAAAACCAATACGATTATTTTTCTTACTCTGGGCTTTTATTTAATCCAAACCCTTTAGATGCGCCAGGCAACGAGCAAGCTACTAATACAGATCTTGGAAGTACTATAGGATTTTATCCTCTTGTGAGCTTTAGCAGCATAGCAGGAAATCAAGAAGGCTACGGGTATGGCGATATGAGATTTGGTTTAGAGTATTATACTGCTAGTTATAATTTTATAGGTACTATGTTTGGACCTGATGATGATGACTGGATTGGCGCTAGTGTTGTAGGTGAACTTATAGGTCCAAACCAATATCAAGGAACAAATTACAATAGTGGTTTAGGAACAGCCAACAGTCTTGCGAACATTGGTTTTGGCGTTAGCGCAGGTGATTTAGAGCAAACTTTAGGTAGATTAATAGGTGGCGTAAGATACTCTGGTAATCAAAGACAGATGAGAGGTCAACCTAGTAGAGGCATATGGGATAATCCTTATCAAGAAGATAGTTCTATAATGGACATATCTTGGACAGGTATGGGTTATGGGTTACAGCAATATCAAGGTCAAACTTACAATGCAACTGGTGAACCTGAAGCGTATACAAATTACCCTGGTGGAGCATCTCCAACATTTGAAGATGTGTTTCAGAACGCGGGCGGAGTACCTTGTAGATTGCAAGATTTATCTTACGATTCTATTGGAGTAGAGTCACCTAATAGCTATCAAAATGCTTGGCAGTTTATACAAGATTTAACGGCTATTGGAACTAAATTTAGATTTGAAAGAGATCCAGACGAAACAGTTTATACAGTACTAGGATTTGCAAACGTAGACAACTACGGTTACAAAAATGATAGTACAGTGGACTGGACTGGTGAGCAGCCAGATCAAGATCACATAAGCGCTGAAACATATAGCGGATGGGACGGCAAAGGTCCATGGGAAAATACTGGTGAAAACGCTATAGGTACTAATGAACGTGAAGCTGAAGGCTGCTGGGGCATAAGAAACTACAGAACTCGATGGGACTCATATCAATACTATGGTAGTAATATGAGACAAAGATGGAGTATTGTAGTAACTCCAAAAATTGGCAGCGGACCGTCAGGATACAACCCTACAACAGGTACTGATCCTAGTGTAGAAGGCTGTGATTTTGGAGGAGAAAATCACGTAAGAGCTCTTCCGCATGATCTCACTAAAGATCATGATAAAATACTTATATTAACATCTAGCAACGTTGAAGATGATTCTTTAGAAGGTTTAGCTACAAGCGAGCCTGGAATATGGGAAACTGAGCCAAAGCAAGATGTTGACTTAGACATATACTATCAAGCAAGTCCGTTAATTCCTTTAAACTTAAATAAAGAAACTAATGAAGAACTTATACCTTTAGGATCAAGTTTCAAATTATTTAATGGTACTGGATCTGCAGATGAACCTCAAGGTCAATCTCAAACGAACCACACGGTATCTGGCTGGGACGAAAGAACTTTCACTTACCTAAACTCAGACGATACAACTGGAGTACCTACTGGTGCTTTCTTATACGGAAACTTAACAAGTGCATTTACAGCGCCTTTAGCTATTAAGTTTACTAAGTACGACTATTATGATATTGAGTTGCTACCAGAGAATAATACTAATGGTCAGTTTACTCCTGGTACAAGTATACAGCTACACGGTCCTGACGAGTTTTTTGATCAGTTTCAACCAAGGTTTCAGAGGCATATTTTAAACTGGCACAATTGCTATGCGTTTGGAAATGGCGTAGAATCAGATAGAATTAGAGATGATTTTAACGCGCCTCAGTTTGACAATGGCGTTAAAGCTTCTACCGTAACTGCTGAGCCTAGAATAAGAGAGGAGAGACGAGAGTATGGTATGATATACTCAGGTATATACAACTCTATAAATGGTTTAAATAATACAAATCAGTTTATAATTGCAGATAAAATAACTAAAGAAATTAATCCAACTCACGGCAGCATACAAGGTTTAGAGTCAAGAGACACTAGGTTAATTATGTTCTGCGAAGATAAAATTCTTAGAGCTGTAACTAATAGAGACGCGTTATATAATGCAGACGGAAAACCTCAGTTAGTAGCTAGCAATGCTGTAATTGGTGATGTAACTCCTTACGAAGGTAATTACGGTGTAGCTACAAATCCTGAGTCTATATCTAAAACTCCGTATAGAATATACTTTACAGACGCTGTAAGAGGTGAAGTTTTATCTTTGTCTAGTGAAGGCGTAAGATCTATTTCTAATTTAGGTATGCGAGATTATTTTGCAGATTTATTTAGAGACGGTGTTGTAAAATCTATAGGTTCTTATGATGCTAGAAAGAAAGAGTATAACTTAACCATATGCAAAAAACCTTTATCTAATTATACTCAAATAGCTTCTGACAAGACAACAATATCTTTTAGTGAGTTAGGTAATGGTTGGAGCAGCTTTAAATCTTACACTCCAGATTACGGTTTAAGTTTGAATAATGATTACTTCACTTTTTACAATGGACATATTTGGAAACATCATTCTGAAACATCGTATACGTACTCGGGTTTTAAGACTGGGGATTTAACAGCTCAGCTTGAAAATACTAGTGGATTATTTGTTGGCATGTTAATGTCTGGTAAAGGTGTTATTGACGGTAGTATTATATCTTCTATAAGTGGCAATATAATTACATTAACTTCAGGTAACGGTACGTCTACTTGTTTCACTGATCCGCATATATCAGGAACACCTACTGTTAGCTTTACGTTTACAGTACCTAGAAACAACTTTTACAATACTCAATATACTTCAGATGTAACGTTAGTATTTAACGATATGCCAGAAGTAGTAAAAAGCTTTACAGCTATAAACTACGAAGGTACAAACGCTAGAGTTGATGAGTGGGACTTTCAGTCAGCTCAACTTTTAAACAATAATTACTCTTCAACAACTAATGGAGCTGCTAACGGTTTGGAAGCTACAAGTAACATAAGTGACAACGAGTATTATAATATAGCTGAAAACAAAAGAGGTTGGTACGTTGACAGCTTTGTAACTAATCTACAAGAGTGTGATAACATATTTTTTGTAAACAAAGAAGATAAGTACTTTGGATATCCAGTTGGTACAAGCACTATCTTATCTAACTTAGATGAAAAAGAGTTTTCTGTACAAGGATTAGCTCAAGCCACAGGAATAACACACGCTGATACTACGTTTACATTACCGCTTACAATTACAGTTCAAAACAATATAAGTACTACATACGTCGGAGACGATGGCGAAGGTAGTATTTGGGATTCAACAGCAGATTAATATGGCACAATACTGGACAGTTACACAAGGAACTACAAACGTTACGTCTAATACTATTGTTGGAGACGATGTAGTCGTAAACCTTACAATACAAAATAATCCTGATGGCAACTATATATTAGTTGCAGAAAACTTTAAAATACAATTAGCTAATCAAACTGGAAGCACAAACGAGTGGGTTGGAGGTAATGTTGATGAGTTTGTAGAAAAAGTAACATTCAGTACTAATAGTGATAATACTGTTAACGCAGCTGTTAAGCTTAAGCAAGAAGCACTTTTTCAAGAAGACACTACATTATTTGTAGATATAGATCAAATTGATGTGCCTCTTCAAGATAATAATAGGCAAGCGTGTCTTAAAACAAGTTGGGCTTTTGATATTGGAGACTCAGACCCTAGTAATGCAGGTGCTTTATATGGTTGGGAAGTCCATGATGTAGACGGTGGCAATATAGTAGAAACTGAATTAAACGCTGGTAGCGCTTCAGTTCCTGTATTTTTTAAACACTCTGGCTCTGTTGCTGATGGAGAGCAAAGTCTTATAGCTGATATAACTTTTACTAGGTTAAACAACGCCTTTTTTTTAGGTAACGACGAGTCTGAGACAGCTCCTTATGTTATATGGACTATGGTTAACCAAACAGGTTATGGGCAAAATTACGTTGAAGAATTTACGTACACTACAGGAAACTTAAGTAGCACTGATACAACTCAAGTAATAACTTCTTTCAATGTTAAGATAAAGTATACTCCACCAGAAGAAATAGATTATAATGATGAAGCTAGTTTTTGCTCGCTTCAACATATGGCCATAATAAAGTTTAACATACAAGCTGAATCATCTGGGATAATAGAAAACCAAATAAAAAGTGTAGATGTAACTGAAAGCTACTCTAGCGACGCGCCGACAGCTACTGTCATAGTTAGAGGCTCACCTAATACTGATTATAATATATCTGTTACTAAAACTGAAAACGAAAACTCTTCCGTAGCTGATAGCATAAGGCCTTTTTATAATTTTCATGATGGTTATTTTGGAAGCTTAAACGTTAACAAAACATTCAACACAGGATCTTTAGGTAAATCTATACATACTATAAATTTGCCTGAAGCTACTACTAACACTAAATTTGACGTGCAAGTTTTACCAGTACCTGGAACTACTATAGCTTCTTCTGTTGGTAAAAAATCACTTGTTAAATTAGGTCCTAATTTAGCTGTTATTGATTATACAGCGTCAGGAGGTTTCACAAGTTCTAACTTTGGTGATACAAGTTCTTCGACCACAACTACTTCAATTAAAAGAAAAAAATTATCAAAGACAGAACAAACTTTAAGCGCTGGCACGCCTGTTGTGCAAGTTAAAAACATAGGCGCAGTAGCAACTTCTAATAAAATTATTGTTGAAGACTCTTCGAGGCTATCACCTGGTATGTTTGTATTTTCTCCGTTTACACAGTTTGATGCTGGTGGTAGTCATGGTATACCTCACAATACTAAAATTCAATCTATAAGAGGAAATCATATCGTACTAACACAGACTATTAGAGAATCTGCAGATCAAGAGCTTTTAAGCTTTGTTGCTAATAACTCTGATATAGTTCCTTTTGATTTTGATGTACCTAAAAAGTTTGTTCAACAAGTAACTAGCGGTACTACGTCTAGTAAGAATTATGTAGATTTAGTAAGCTCTACAGGCATTGTAAACGGTATGACGGTTTTTGGAACTGGAATATCAGGTACTGTTAAAGTTACAGATGCAACAGGCGGTGGTACGCCTAATAGAGTTACTATAGACTCAACCCAAAGTGTTAGCGGTGGTGTTACTTTAACTTTTGCTTTTACGTACTCTGTAACAGCGGATAATATAGAAAATACTAAAACAGCTATAAGTGGTATTGATTCTAGTTTAGAAAAAATTTGCGACGCAGCTACTAACTCTACTACTCTTGTGCTAGATTCTACGCAGACAGCTAGAGGCTTAGTAGAAGGTATGACATTAACTAAAACAACTGGAATACCTAGAAATACTACAATAAGTTCTATAAATTATTCTACTAGAACATTAACACTTAACAACCCTGTTACAGTACAAGACAATGATTTTGTAGAGTTTACGGTTGAAGGTGTTAATGAAAACAGAGATAACTACTTCGTTAGTAATCTTGCTGGGTTTGGAGGAGACATAGAGCTTCTTCATTGCCAAATAGATCCTAGAGACGGTGAGTTAACTAGCGCAATGGACTTGTCTGGCTATTTGAAAGTAAACAGCGTGTCTTCAGCAAGATTAGTTTTACATTTAGACGATTTAGTAACAGTAACAAATTCATAACTATGCCAGCAATAACAATAACATTTGGAGTTCCATTAAACGTATCTTGCCAAGTTGGTGACACTGCTTATTTCGTAGAAACTAGTAGCGACGGTGGGTTTAATATTAACAACAATCAAGTTACAGAAATAGGTCAGATCAGACAGATCACGCCTTTTAATGGTACTCAATCCAGTATAGTGTGCCATAATAACGACACACTACCAGGTAGCTTTAGCAACTCGCCAGCTAAGTTTATATTATTTAGCAAAGATAATAAAGCTAATATGAGCTCTGTGTTAGGATATCATGCTACTGTTAAGTTTACTAACAACTCTATGTCTGAAGCAGAGCTTTTTAGCGTAGGTCTAGAAGCTGTTGAAAGTAGTAAATAAGAAGCAAAAAGTGTAACTATATATAAATGACTATAATAATTAAATAGATATGGGTTTATTTGCATTAAAAGTGGGTTTGTCAATATTTAGCGCTATTAGCTCTAACAAAAGAGCTAAAAAAGCAGCTAAGCAAGCGGCTGAGCAACAAGAGCGTTTGCAAGATTTGCAAGACGAGTATGCTAACTTAGATACAAGTAATCCGTATCTTAATATAGAAAACGTATATGAAGACTTAACTATTAACCAACAGCAGGCTAATTTTTTAAGACAAACCCAGGCTCAAGCTAGGGCTAATATATTAGACAGACTTCGACAATCAGCAGGTCCGTCAGGTATAGCTTCACTAGCTCAAACGTTAGCTAACCAAGGAAGCATCGATGCTCAGAAAGCATCTGTTAGTATTGCGCAGCAAGAGCGTCAAAACGAATTACTACGAGTTAAAGAGCAGCAAAGAATACAAGGACTTGAGCGTGAAGGTGAACTCATTAGTAGGCAAGCTGAGTTTGATATACTAGAAGGACAAATGGGGCTAACAGCTGATCAGCTAGATGTAGCAAGAGATCTTGAGGCTAGAAACAGACAACAAACTAGAGCTGCTATAGGTCAAGGTATTACAGCTATAGGAGAAGGAATATCTACAGGAGCGTTTGACACAGGATTTAAAGAAAGCGGCTTTTCTGGTACGTATGCTCAGTACTTAGGTCAAGAGGGAATCGAGGCTCAAGGATTTGGATCTGGTTTAACTAATCAGTTTGGTGTTGGAGGTGGTGGTTTCTCAGGTGTCTACGATTGGACTGGAGGTAGCGGTAGTACTGGTGGAGCTCCACAAATAGGAGAAACCGCGGTATGGGATGGAACTCAATGGGTAAAACAATAAAGTAAAATGGCAGAACAACCAAAAACTAGAACATTACAGTTTGGGCTTAAGGACGATACTCTTGACAGAATAAAATCCTCTCAAAAAACAGGTCTGCAAAGGCTTGAAGAAGGAGACAAGACTTTACTAGATACTCTTTCAGAAGGTATAACTACTATTGAAACATCTCAAGACCAACTGAAACAAGATATATATGATCAGCAAGTACAGCAACAAAATTTTGACAGGTTAGTAGCGGAAGCTCAAGATAGAGGTGAGATTTTCTCTGCAAACACTAAAGACCAAATGACGGCTATATACGAAGAAGCTAATAAAGTTTTTCGAACTGCTGACAAGCAGACTCAAGCCGCTATGATAGAGTCTATGAAAGCTCATAACACTTCAGGCACTGCCATGGCTGAGGTGTTAGATATAGCTATACAGGCTCACGATGCTAATGCTATAAGTCCTTCTTTTCTAGCTAGTCCTGACGGCGTAGCTTTAGGAAAGATTATATCTCAACAAGATACTGAAATAAAACTTAACGAAGCTAATCAGTGGGTATTTGTTGTTGATGGTAAAACGTATACTCGTAAAGATATTGAAGGTATGGTAGAAAAAAGTGTTGCCGTAGACTTTAAACCTAACATAACTGCGTTTGACAAAAAATGGAACTATGACACAGCGTTATCTCAAAACTCACAACTGTTTAATAAAAATAATATGGTAAGAGCTTTTGAAGATAAAGATGTGTTTGGTAATTACACTTTAAAAGACGAGATCAATAGAGTGTTAACAGCTAGAGACTCTAGTTTAGAAATACCTTTACCTGGTAACGCAGATGAAAAGTACAAAAAAGCTGACACTGATGGCGATGGTAGATTAAGTAGAAAAGAAAGACTACAGAACTTACCTGACGAATCAGATGATGTAACGTTGAACGCTTTGATGACAGAGTTGTTTAAAAAAGACGACGAAGGTTTTTATGTTTACAATGACGAGCTAGGTGATTTAGCAGGTATGTACTTGACTGATCTTCAAGTACAGAACGGCGCTGGAGCTGTTGAAATAGGTAGTGGTAGTGACGACGACGATGAAAAAGGTTTTAAGGGAGAAGTTTACGACATAACTACAACTGAAGGTAATCAAAAGGCCAACGCGATTTTGCCTGCACTATTTGCGAAAATGAAGAAAAATAACAGTGGTGCCACTATGTTATACGATAGTTACGAAGATTTGTTAGCAGAAGCTGAAGACGACTTAAAAAATGTTGTCAAGTTGTTAGGTTTATCAGATAGAATTAAAATTAAAGACTAATGCCAGATCCAACGTTAAGCGAAATACTTGAAGGCCTAGAAGAACAAGGAGCTAGTGTAGAGTTGATGCAAAAAGTAGCTAAAAGGTATCACGAGTCAAAAAAAGCAAGCGACCCACAAGACGACGCGCAAACTGGGTCAGATCAGCAAGCGTCAGATGGGGATACGAGTCAAGACGATGGTTTATTAAGGTCAACGTACAATCCTAGATCTGCAGACGACGAAGATCTATTTGCGGATATAACTCCTATTACGGGTGAAGGCGCTGAGTACGACGAGGCTGACGAAGCTATATTTCGTATTTTAAATAAAATAGATCCTAGTGTAGACGCTAAAAAACAACACGAAGAGGCTATAAATCAAGCTATACAAGAAGATATAAACAAACCTACTGAACACCAATTAAGAAGAGCGCAAGCTAGATTTGATAATCAAGGCTTAATTACAGGTGGTTTGTTCAATATGAACAAGAAGTACGCTACTCTTCAAGACGCTATCGAAGAAGTACAAATGGAAGATAGCGGAGGTCCTCAAGTAGATCCTGATAGATCGTTTAAAAACACTGATAAAGGTCACGTAACTAGAAGCGAGTTAGAAAGCGTTGGGGTTGACGAGACAAGGTATGTCAAGTTGTTAACTGAGATTTATGGTGACGATTACGAGATTACAGAATCTAACGTGATGGGTAGTTTTAACGCTATAAGGATAAAGCATAAAGAATCTGGAGCTGAAAAAACATTTGACATATCTTCTCCCAGGATGCCTGGTGATTTAGGTGGAGGCATTAGAGTGTATCGCGGAACTTCAACAGGTGATTTAATTGGAGCAAACATAGAAAAAATAACTAGATACATTGATGGTTTTGAAAAAAATAGTGAGCAATTAACTAGAATAAGTAACACCTCTGGCGCTGTTAATAAAGAGGTCGTATTTAAGCCAGCTCAAAATTATGGCGAAGATTTTTATAGCAACATATTTCATGACAATACAACTTCAGACTTTGGTCAGTTTAGAAGTTTTTCTGGAGGCAAAGTAGCTAACCTAGATGAAAAAGAAATAATTGCGCACGACATATTTGACGCTGGTGTTAGAGCAATACAAGGATCTAGTAGGTTTGGAGATGTTTATGAGATAGGTGATATTGAATTAATGACAGACGAAGCTTGGAGAAATTACTCTAGAGCTATGAAAAGAGGTGAAGTAGCGGGTATAACTAGAGCTACATTTGAAGATATTTTAGACTTAAATAAATCTTTACAAGAAGCGAACAACCAACTAGCAATACGTAACAGAGAAAACATGGCTCGTATGGATGTTTCTGAAATATCTCCAGAAATATTATTAGCAGATTTTAACGAGCGTACAGCTGAATACGATGCGCCAAGACGAAACAAAGCAAATGTTATAAAAAACACTATTAAGCCTCTTGAAGACGAGTTAAATATAATTGATAGCCAACTAGAGCAAGGCCTTACTACTGAAAACAAAGAGCTAACTGATGCGGCAAGAGAAAAGCTAGAAGCAAGAAAGCAAGAGATTCTAGCTGAAATGGAGATTGCTAGACAAGGTATAGAAGACGTAGCAGAAGATTACTATTGGAGAGACGCTAGTGTTCAAGACGTAACTTCTAGATTTTTGGACTTAGGCTTTAGTCAAGCTAGAGCGGAGCGTATGGCTGAAACAGTAAAGCATACGCAAGAAGAACTTGAAAATGAGATAGCGCTTATAAAGCAGTTTAATCCTGGCATGACTGATAGGGAGGCTATGGAAAGGTTTTATCAAACAAGAGTCCAAAATGCTATGGACATCGTTCAAGATGGTAAAAACCAAACGCTTGAATTAGACTTATCAGATCTTGATAGAACTACTCGGTATAGAGTTTCGCTTGGTCAGTATTTTGTTTATAAGCAAGAGTACGAGCAGTATAAAGAAAGTGGACAAGTACCTGGTACTGAAAACTACAAAGCCCCTAAAGAAACAGACGATACAGATGGTCCTACAATTCAAGGTACAAGCTTTGAAACGTGGCGTAACGGTCTACCTGATTGGATTAGATTTGTTGACGGTGAAATAAAAATGCCTCCAGCTGGTTCAAGGCTAGGCCAATCACTATATGACCGTGAAGATTCTGTAAAAATTACTTTTGCTGACTTATTTAACGCAGGTGTAAACGCAGATGATTTAGACGAAGATGGCGTTGTAACTCAGCGTGGTACATCTGGAACTCTGCCTAGTGGGAAAACTGCTATAAGCAACTACGCTAACTACGAGGAAGCTAACGACATGAACGATGCTACCTTAAGGACTATGTTCGAGTTTGTCTATTTAGACCGTGATCCTAAAAATTTACGAGCTACTACAGCTGTGACTGGAGCAGCAGGAGACGTTGAAGTCACTGCTAAAAACTTCACAGGCGCTGCCGTTAAAACAGCCATGACTCAATGGTTTGGAATGAGTGATCGTGAGGCTAAAGAAGCTTTATCATCTGGCGGTATGTTAACAGACAGAGACGCTGCTGATGATATAGAGTTGGTTTTAGCAAGGTACAACACTATGTCTGAAGACGTAGCTACTGGCAAGGTAAAACCTATAGAGCTTAGTAAAGAGCAAAAGACAGCGGTAGGCAGAAGTTTTACAGATAACGTTGCTGAAGGAGTGGGTCAATTTGTACCTACTTTAATAGAGTTTGCAGCTATAAATGCTGTTACTGGAGGCGCTATGAATATAACTGGGCTAAGTAGGTACTTACAGACAGCAGGTCGTCTTCAAAAGTTTTTAGTAGGTGCTAGTTTAGAAGAAGCTAAAACTCAATATCTAGGGTTTAAGCCTGGATCTGGTGTAGCTTTCTATACGTTTGGTGCTGCAACACCTTGGTTTAAACCTTCTAGTTTATTTAGTAAATCTTCGTTTGCTAAAGGATTAGATCCGCTATGGAATAAAACTATTAAAGCTGGTATTGGTGGTGGTGCTGCTGCTGAGTTTGCTACTATAGTAGAGCTAGGTTATGAAGCGGCCGCAGGTGATGCTAACTTTAAAAACGAAATAGACGAGCTGTATGGAGACTTAGACGAAGTTCTTCAAAGATATCTAACTAACGCAGTAGTATTTGGTTTAGCTGGCCAGCATGGTAAAGGTAGAGTTACAGCTAGAGATTTTGTAATAACAAGCCAGCAGAAGTTTAAGCTTACGCAGAATTTAGGCAAGAAAATTGAAAGACTAGGCCTTACTAAAGAAGGTAATAACGAGCTTAATAGGATAGAAAAAGAAAGCAAGCAGTTAGAAAAAGATTACAAAAACGGCGAGATTAGTGAGAAAGATTACAAAAAGAAAGTAGCCGAAAATGCTGCTGCAAAACAATCAGTTTTTGAAAATTCTAAAAGAGAGTGGGACGATTTAACTAAGAGTGAACAGCGTAAGGTAGAGACTTTACAAAAGAATTTATTAGAAGTACAACAGCTATTTCAGTTTCAGGTAAATAGTCAAAAACTTAATCCTTATACTACAAATAATAAAGGGGAAAGAGTAGAAAACAAAGACTTTGAAAAAAATTACCAGAGTTTAGTTATAGATCCTGTCAATGCTATATTTGCTAAAGCCAATAAGGCTCATAAACCTATAACAGTTAAGTTTATAACTCCATCTGAAGCTAAGGCTGTGTTTGAAAATGAAGGAGCTGTAGCTGAATATAAAATAGAAACTAACGAAATACTATTTAATAAAGAGAATTTTACTGTAGGTATATCAAACCACGAGCTTGTACACGCAGCGCTTAGACAAGTGCTCAATAAACATGGTAAGCGTATGGAGGCTAGCTTTACTAAAAGATTAGATAAGATTTTTGAAGAAGCATATGGCTCAAAGCTAGAAGATATTATAGGTAGAGCTACGGTTGTCACGCCTGAAGGTATAGTTAAAAGAGGTGCCGAAGCTATTAACGAAGCCTATAAAGACAAGACAGAGTCTGTTAAAAGCGAAGAGTTCTTAGCTAATTTAGCAGAATTTATAACTAATCCAGAAATATATTACTCTACAGTAAACACTACGTTTATGAAGAACGCTAAGCAAGAAATAAAAAGCTTCTTAGAAGAGAACGTTCCTGGTATGGGTAAGATGTTTAAGCCTAAGTCTGCCCACGAGTTTGTAGACTTTTTAGGTAGGCTAGGGTCTGATGCTAGAAAAGGTAGAAACATATCACACAAGGTTTTACAGTTGAGTAAAATCAAAGATATGGACTTTATGTATGTTGAGACTAGAGAAATAGCTGAAAAAGCGCTAGCTTCAAGAGACTTAGCTGCTGAAAATGCCGAGCTTAAATCTAAAAATCTTGAGTTATTTGAGCAGAAGAAAGCTGGTAAAATAACAGACCAACAATACAAAGAAGCTATTAAGCCAAATGTTGAGAAGATAAAGAAGAACAAGGCTAACATAGAAATATCTGATCGTAACGTAGAGTTGTTTAAAGAGTACGAAGCTATAGAGCGTAGTGTTGAATCTGAAAACGTGACTGAGCAAGACAGACTTAGGTTGTCTAGAAAGTTTGATCAGATTAGAGAGAACAACTCTGGTATACTAGAAAACTATATTGGTACTAGTGAAAAGCCTGGGGCTTTTAAAGAAGTACCAGGTTCTAAAGTTACTCGTGAAATGTTTAAGAACTATGTGTACAATACAGAGTTTTTAAAGCTATTTAACACGTATAAGAAGAGGCCAGCAGCATTAAAAGACGTAGACTTTGGAGCTTACTTACAGCTTCCTAATACTTTAAGGTTAAGAACAGGTAATATATTAAGAGCACTTGGTCAAGAAGGTGTTTCTGACGTTTCGTTAGATGCTTTGAAAGAGTCAGGTAGAGAGTTACCTGAGCCAACAGTAGAACCAACTGAAGTTAAAGAAACTGCTACTTTAGAAACAGATGGCTTAAAACTTATATACGAACTACCTGTTGAGCAGTCTACTATAGACGCTATATCAAACAAAGTTGAGACTGAGATTATATCTAATATTGAAAACCTTGATTATAAAACTCTTGAAGACTTAGTTCCGTCTGCTACTAAAGCTATGTTCGGTAAATCTACTCAAGCTAAAGCTAACTTTATAGCTAATAACTGGAAAACTATATACAGTCTTTTACCTAAAAATCTTACTGAAACTACGGGCGTAGCCACAGGGGTTGAAAACAGTCTAATGACTAGGAAAAAACCTGGCGTAGGTATGCAAAACGTTTTTTATCAAAACACAGGTAAGACTGTTAAGTTTGCAGAAACTGGAGCAAGAACCGGTACGGAGATAAAAGAAGTACGTAAGCTTAATAAGTCAGAGTTTTTAGCAGAGCTTGGTATTAAAGATAATAGAACTACGCAAGAATTAAACTCAGGTGAAGGTAACGTAGATATATCAGGCATGAATGTTAAGGTTGATAGAAGCATAACTACGTCAGTGCTTCCAGCTCTAATAAATCAGACAGGTAAAGCCATAACAAATCAAGTTGTTAGAACCAAGCTAAAAGATCTTGCTAAAACTAGACCTGATTTACTAGAAGTTCTTGAAACTAAAAACTTAGATACCGTTATAAACGATATAGCATCTGGTAAGTCTGATGCTTTAGCTAGTTTAGATTTAGCTAAGTCTTATAAAAAGGCTGGTCTTGAGTATAATGAACAGCTTGCTTTCCAAAGACTTGAGTTTTTTATGCGTGATATGGAAGGATTTAAAAAGTCTAATCCTAAAGAGTACGAAATAATAAAGGATGTTATTGAAGATCACGCTACATTAGAAGCTGAAATAGGTAAGCAAAACGAAATAGCTTTTACTAGAGAAACTAAAAAACTTCCTTATGATTTTTCACAAAACGGAACTTGGCTTATATCGCAAGCTAAGTTTAAACTCGCTATAGATTTATTAAATAAATTTGAAGCTGAGTCTTTTGAAATAGCTGATTTAATACCTTTAGAAGTTGGCGCAGTACCTGGCAACATGAAAATGATGCTTGACATGTTTACTGGTCACTACGGCGCTATGAAAGGTATACGGCGTATGGATCTTGTTGATAGCTCTTTTAAAGAAGGCTTACGTAAAAGATTAACTAGTGGAAAAAAGTCAAAGCTATCACCTGAGCTGCAAGAGCGTTGGAAAAATTTTGACTGGAACAAGCTTAAAAGTGCTTACGCTTCTTCTTACAAAACTGGTTATAACAAAATACGTACAACTGAAGGGCTTGAAGCGCAAAAAGAAATAGCTAGAAAAACATTTAAATCAGAAGCAGGTGAACTTCAGCTTGAGCTTTACGATCTTTGGAACAGTACTTTGTCTGAATGGGTGCACAGCGAAAAGTTTAATAGCCCTAGGTGGAACGAAAAAATGGACTATGTTGCTAGAATAAAGAAGCATAATTCAATTATTGGAACTACAGGTGAAAGAGTTTTAGCGCCTGTGGGCTGGGTGTATTTACCAGGTAGAATTGTTGAAGGCACTATTAAGTACGAGCATTTAAAATCTAGCAGCGAACAGTCGCACGAATCTTTGGCTCTCATAGCTGAAAATAGGTGGAGCACTGAAGGTAGAAAGTCTTTACAAAACTACGAAGGCATATACGGATTTTTGCACGATTTTAATATTATAGATAAAGCTACTGGCAAAGTTAACAGCTCTGGTATATTCAGACTAGCAGAAACTTTAGAGTTAGCTAAAAATATATACAGCACTAAAAGCAACTTTGAAAAAAGTCTTTACCAAGAAATCGTAGAGCAAGTTGGCGAAAAGAAAATAAAAGAGCTTTTATCTAATGAAGTTAAGTTAGAAAAGCAACACAACGATGCTATACCTAAAGCGTTTGCTAGTAAAGGTTTATCAAAAACAGAAAAGCTAGATTTATTAAATGATATACAAAAAGCTGTTACAAATAGTAGAAAAATAAAGCCTGAGCGTAAAGGTATGAGCACTTGGGACTTTGACGATACGTTAGCTAAAACTAAATCTGACGTATTATTTACAGCTCCTGATGGTACTAAGGGTAAGCTTAATGCTACTGAGTTTGCTAAGCGTGGAGCTGAGCTGTTAGACCAAGGATATAAGTTTGACTTCTCTGAGTTTAATAAAGTAACAGACGGCAAGCCTGGCCCTTTCTTAGAAAAAGCTTTAGAGCGAGCTAAGAAGTTTGGTACTAAAGATACCTATGTACTTACAGCTAGAGCGCCTGAGTCTGCTCCTGCTATTAAAGAGTTTTTAGATGCACAAGGTCTTAAACTACCTATTGAAAACATAGTTGGATTAGGAAACAGTACTGGTGCTGCTAAAGCTAGATGGATGCTTAAGAAGTTTGCTGAAGGATATAACGATATGTATTTTGCAGACGACGCTATGGCAAATGTTAAAGCAGTTAAGTTTGTTCTTGATAAGCTTGATATTAAGTCAGATGTACAGCAAGCTAGATCTTTAGCATCTCTTAACTTAAGCGAAAGCTTAAACAAAATGATTGAGCGTAAGACTGGCATTGGCGCTGAAAAAACATTTAGCGGCGCTAAAGGTAAAATGCTAGGTAAACGTAGAAAACCTCAGTCTATAGTAGTGCCTGGAGCTCAAGACTTTATGGGTCTTATGCAAAACTTTATGGGTAAAGGAAGACAAGGTAATTTAGATAGGAAGTTTTTTGAAGATAATTTAGTCAAGCCTTTTGCAAGAGCTACTAAAGAAATGAATGAGTCAAGACAGAGAGCATCTGAAGATCTTAAGAAGCTATACAAAGATATACCTAGTGTAAAGAAAAAACTAAACAAAAACTTACCAGGTTCTGCGTTTACTTTTGATCAAGCTATTAGATCTTATTTATGGCAAAAAGCAGGGTATGAAATACCTGAGTTGTCAAAAAATGATTTGAAAGAAATGACTGACGCTGTTAAAAACGATAGACAGTTATTAATATTTGCTGACGGATTAAGTGGCATAGCTAAAGGTCAATGGACAAAACCTACTGGTAATTGGGTGGCTGAAACTATTGTGTCAGACTTGTTTAGATTAAACAGTAAAGAACGTAGATCAGAGTATCTACAAGAGTGGCAAGAAAATGTTGACACTATATTTTCACCTGAAAATTTAAATAAAATAGAAGCAACTCAAGGTAGTAAGTTTAGAGAAGCTCTGGAAGATAATATATATAGAATGAAGACTGGTTCTAATAGACCTACAGGTGCTAATAGATTAACAAATCAGTTTAACAACTGGATCAATGGATCTGTTGGAGCTACAATGTTCTTGAATATGAGATCAGCTATGCTTCAGACTATATCTGCTACTAACTATATTAACTGGTCTTTTAATAATCCTATTAAAGCAGCAGCGGCTTTTGGTAATCAAAAACAATACTGGTCTGACTTTACTATGCTATGGAACTCTGCTATGCTTAAGCAAAGACGAGCTGGTTTAGAATACAACGTACAAGAAGCTGAGCTTGCTGCGGCCATGGCGGGTCAAAAAAATAAAGCTAAAGCAGCTATGGCTTGGTTGATTAAAAAAGGTTTTACACCTACTCAAGTTTGTGATAGCTTTGCTATATGTGCTGGTGGTGCTACTTATTATAGAAATAAATTTAAAGCTCTTGTTAAAAGAGGTATGTCACCTGCTGAAGCTAAAGAAAAAGCTTTTTTAGACTTTCAAGAGTTAACTGAAACTAATCAGCAGTCATCAAGAGCAGACCTTATATCACAGCAGCAAGCTTCAGGTTTAGGTAGAACTATATTAGCTTGGTCTAATACACCTATGCAGTACATGCGTATACAGGAAAAAGCAGCTAGAGATATTATAAACGGCAGAGGTGATCTTAAAACTAATATGTCTAAGATAGCTTATTATGGAGTTGTTCAAAGCGTAATATTCTCGGCTTTACAAAACGCGCTATTTAGCTACGGTTTAGACGAGGAAGACGATCTTGATGATGACGATTTAAATAAGTCTATCGACAGAACTATAAACACTGTTATTGATTCTCAGCTTAGAGGATTAGGTGTAATTGGTGCAGCAACATCTGCTATACGTAACACGGTTCTTGAGTTTGAAAAACAAGAAGAAAAAGCTTACGATGATAATTATTTAAGCTCTCCAGATCACAGTAGAACAGTACTTCAGTTAACTAGTTTTTCGCCTGTTATTAGTTCTAAGCTACGTAAGTTATATTCAGCAGGTAGTGAGTGGAATTATAACAGGGCCGCTATACATGAAATGGGTTTAGATATAGATAACCCTGCTATAAAAGCTGGGGCTAATGTTATCGAGGCTACAACTAACTTGCCTGTTGCTAGATTCGTACAGAAAGTAGATAACTTGCAAGGCGCGTTAGATGACAGCAACCAAACGTGGCAGCGTATTTCTATGCTAATGGGTTATCCTAAGTGGCAGCTAGGTATTGTAGATACAGAGGTAGAGGAAGCGGCCGCTAGAGGTAAAGAAAAAATAAAAGAAATACAAAAAGAAGCAGAGCGTCAAGCTAAAGAAGCTAAAGAAGAAACATATATACAAGATCAAGAAAAAGAAATAAAAGACGGTAAAGAAACCACTTGCGCCGGCGCTAAGTCAAACGGTGAAAGATGTACAAACAAACCTTTACCTGGAGAAAAGTTCTGCACTATACACCAAAAAGTAGAGCAAAGAGAAGACGGTAAAGAAACTCAATGCACTTATATAAAAAGCGGCGGTAAAGGCCGTTGTAAAATGATGACAAAAAATAAATCAGGAAGATGCTACTATCACGATTAAGTTTATTATTAATGCTGCTTTTTACTTGCAGCTTAACTCAAGCTCAAGAATTAAAAAAAGCTTTTAAGTTTTCTACGTTCTATGCAGCTGTTAACGGAGGTAATTCTGTATCAGATCAAACTACCTACTCTGTTACAAATGGTTTAACTCAAGAGACTATAGCTACACCATTTGACTACAGCTTGTCTATGGGCGTGCGCAAAATCGCTAGGTTTGGTTATGAAAACAGAGCTAACGCTTTTTACGACGGATCAGAAACATCTTGGTCTGCTGACGCTAATATAGGTAAGCGTAACGGTAT